GGTTTGCGTGGTTCTGCTTTTTATAAAACGTCTATTGATGCAGCCGGACACATTCAGGGTACTGTTGGTTTTACGATGCCGTATGCCGCAAGACAGCACGAAGAAATGGATTATCGGCACACAGACGGACAGGCGAAATATCTCGAACAGCCATTGAAAGAGAATTCCGCTCAGTACGTTGATTCAATTGCAGAAGCATGCCGGAAGGTAGTGGAACGCACGGAAGGCGGTGGCGTATGAGTTTTTTGACTGACATAAAATCAATGCTGTCCACTGTTCAAAACGTATACATTGGCAATATGCCAAGTTCTCCAGATAACTGTGTGGGTCTGATGAACAGCGGCGGATATGCAAGAAGTCTTACCGGAACCATGCTTGAGTCGCCAACTTTCCAAGTTAGGGTGCGTAACTTGAGTTATGACACCGGAATCACGTTATGCGAGACGATCAAGGACCTGTTACACGGTCATTCCACAACGAAGATATTGGTAATTGAACAGCAGGGTGATATACTGGACATAGGAAGAGACGAGTTGGGACGACCGGAATGGACAATGAATTTTAGAACGTACTATCGGCGGTAATCAAAACGAAATACAGGAGGAAAAAGAAATGAAAATGCTTAGAAGTTTTATTATGTTTTTGCGGGCGCTTGTGTCTATTTTTTCGCTTGCTCCGGCAGCAGAACAGGCAGGTTATTTGAACCAAGTTTTTGTTTTGGCAGGTTCGACCGCTATGGTGGCAGGAACTGGAGCCAAGTTGCTCGGATGCGATAATGCGTCCTATGAGCGCCTGTGTGCGTTGCTTGAGATCACGCAATTTGGAGATACTTACGTAAATAAGATGGGCGGTCTAAAAGATTCGTCAGTTTCGGTTTCTGGAAACCTTTATACTGGAGATACGACCGGACAGGACGTTTTGATTCCTGGCAATACAGTCTTTATTGGACTTTTCCCAAGTGGTCCGAGCGTTGCGTCTGTCCAGATCAAAGCACTTGTTGAAAACTTCAACACATCATTTGACGTGACTGGCAAGCAGACGTTTACGTGTTCACTCAAGGGTATTGCCGCTCCCGTTACGCTTCCGGCGAGAGCTTAATACTTTGCGAATGATCTTCGCAGGAAGGAGTGATTGGAATGGCTGAAAACGCAGGTAAAAATACTGTCATTAAAATTTCCGGCACTGCGAGTGCATTGCTTGGAGAACCTACGACAAGCGTTGCCGGTAATCTTGTTTATCAGATCACCGATGCAGACAAGCAGGTTCTTGATTACGCAAGCGCGGTTCTGGTTTTGAAAAAAGGCACAAACGACGCGGCTGAGTCTGGAACAAACACAACGAACATTAAGATGACCGGTCACGGTCTTGTTACCGGAGATGTAATTATCAACACGACAAGATCGAACGCAAAAAGATCGGTGACTCGAGTTGATGCAGATAACGTAACGGTTCTTGCCGTTACTGGTCAGACCACGTCTGACACGATTGAAGTCTATAAGACCGAAGCATCGACAGCGTATGTTCTCTCGAGGCTTTGCGGCAAAGTGACTTATCCGTCTGCTACTGCAAGAGTAATTCTGATATCCGGCATGTACTTTCCGATGTCGGTTGCCGCCTATGCAAGCAGCGCGTCAGTTGATCGCTCGTGCAAACTGCTCGATCAGTCGTATTTTGGAATGGACTACGTTGGACGAATCGCTGGCGGTTTTTCCGCCTCGGGTTCGCTCAATGATTTTGACGTTGCGGATACGATTTACTCGGACGCACTCATGGCAGGTAATGCCGTTGTTGTGGAGATTCAGAACACTGCTGGTACTGCTCCAGATCGGTTCTATGCACTTTTGGAAAATACATCAGTCAAAGTGGCGGTTGAGTCGTTGACTGAACAGAACATTTCATGGCAGTCCACGAAGGACTACATAAACAAGGGAGGCTAATTCTTATGATTAAGAATGACCAGACAAAAATTCGCTTTTTATCCAGGGAAGACATTTTGCAGAAGCAGGACATTTCATACGAAGACGTTGAGGTTCCGGAATGGGGCGGCACCGTTCGAGTTAAAGCCATGAACGGAACAGAACGAGACGAGTTTGAATCATCTATGCTCCAGAACGCTGGCACAAAGGCACAGGCAATGAACACGCGTAATATTCGCGCAAAACTCGTCTGCAAGACCTGTGTGGGCGAAGATTTGAAGCCACTGTTCACCGTTGCTGACATTGAAGTGCTTGGCAAAAAATCCGCCGCCGCTCTTGACCGAGTTTACGAAGTTGCTTCCAGACTGTCAAAAGTTTCAGAGGCAGACGTTGAGGAACTTGTAAAAAACTCTGTGACCGACCCGAGCGATATTTCTACCACGGACTAGCCGAACAATTGGGCTATGTTAGCGTAAAGAAAATGCTTGGCGAGGTCACATCGGCAGAACTGTCAGAATGGATAGCGTACTATACAGAAAAGCACAAGAGAGAAGAAGAGGAAATGAAGAAATCAAGAAGATAGGAAGTGAGTTTTAATGGGAACAATTGCAAACTTGATGGTTAAGTTCGGAGCGAATACGACAGCATTGAAAGCTGGTACAGTGTCTGCGTCTAACGATATCAAGAAGTTTGCTCAGACCGCTGAAACTCAGTCCAATAAGGCGAGCAGTGCGTTCGGGAGAATGGGGAAAGTTTTTGCCGGAGCCATTATCGCTGGAGCGCTGGCTGTTGCCGGACGCGAGTTAATCAAGTTCTCTTCCGAGTGCATTAAGCTTGGTTCTGATTTGGCGGAAATACAAAACGTCGTTGATGTTACTTTTGGCGATAACGCTAAGGTCATCAACGATTTTGCTTCGACTGCCGTGAAGAAATTTGGTCTTTCCGAACTTGCCGCAAAACACTATGCCGGAACAATCGGAGCAATGCTTACTTCAAGCGGTCTCAAAAATCAAGCCGCAGGAATGAGCATTGTTCTGGCAGGTCTCGCCGGAGACTTTGCTTCGTTTTACAATGTCGATACTGACACGGCTTTCCAAAAAATTCAAGCAGGTCTTGCCGGAGAAATGGAGCCATTGCGTCAGTGGGGCATTACGATGTCAGTTGCCAACTTGAACGCTTATGCGTTGTCTGTGGGAATAAAGACATCTTATGATGCTATGTCTGATGCAAATAAGGTTCTACTGCGATACAACTATTTGCTGTCGGTTTCGTCTAACGCTCAAGGCGACTTTATGCGTACAAGCGGAGGCTGGGCGAATCAAGTTCGCGTTTTGAAGCTTCAATGGGACGAAATGAAAGCCGCACTTGGTCAAGCGTTTATTGCGGTTCTTCTTCCCGTGCTTCAATACTTGAATCTCACGATTGCAAAAGTTGTCGAAGTTGCTCAAGCGTTTGCCGCATGGGTAAATTCGATGAATGGAACAGAAACCACTTTGCAAGATTCTTATGGTGGAATGCCGAGCAATATTCAGAACATGATCGGTCTTGGCACGGCTACATCAACCGCCGCCTCAAGTGCTGGCGATCTTGCTGCAAATACTGCCGCCGCTGGCGCTGCCGCCGCTAAAGCCGTTATGGGATTCGACGAACTGAACAAAGTATCCTCTGCGGCGTCCGGAGCAAGTGATGCTGGCACTAGCGATCTTCTAACTGGCGGCGTTACGATTCCGGCAGTTTCAACGATTACGGGTCCTAAAGCCGATTTTTCAAAATGGTTTAAGACGTTTGATGACATTAAAGCCAAGCTTGATGCATTCAAAACTGCGTTTAAGCCACTGCTTGACGGCTTTAATGCCATTGCTAAATTCTTAATTGATAATCCGAACATTACGGCAGACTTGACGACATTAGCTATTGCCGTAGGATTATTTGCCGGAATTCCCGGCATTGGTCCAATCGTTGTTGCGGTGTCTTTGATCGTTGGTGCTATGGAATTAGCGTCTGGGTATTCGATGAAGGACGTTGCAGACGCTCTCGCGAGTACGCAAAAAGGCAAAGGAGCGTTTAACGGTCTTGGAGACGCTGTCGGCAAGTGGATACTTGATGCAATCTGGAATGGAGTCATAAATCAGAATTCCATGAAAGAAGGGAGTTTTGGTGACAGGTTTGAAACTTGTGTCATGGATACTTGGAATGTCGATTCCACTGGTGTAAAAGGATTGCTTGAGATTGGAGTCAATATTGCAATTGCAATTACAAACGGAATCATGGAAGGCTTAGCGCAATATCTTGGTCCAGTCAATACTATCTTGGCTTCGCTTGGCGCCCCAACGATAACTGTTCCTAATTTTGCTCCAGTTGATTTCTCGCCAAATGCTGGCGATCTAAGTCCAGTTGCTGTTGCTGGGAGTGTCTTTGGTGTCGCTCCAACGGTAACGAAAAAGAAAACGACGACGACGACAAACAAGATTTCTGCCGCCGGTGCTGGCATGCCGTCTAATCTTCCACACTACGCTCAAGGCGGATACATAAAGCCGAATTATCCTCAGATTGTTGCGGTTGGCGACAATCGCACTGAGGGTGAAATCATTGCTCCGGAATCGAAGATCGCTCAAGCCGTAAGAACTGGCATGCGTGGTTCTGGTGGCGGATTATCCAAGCAGGACATGCTTGACGTATTGCGTCAAGTGTTTAGCGAGAACCCGAACACTGTAATCGTTGACGGCAGGGTTGTGGCAACGTCTGGAGCAAGTGCAAACAACATGATGTCCAGACAGTACGGGAAGGCGGTTACGGTATGAGTTATTTTGGAATCAAGACGATCAATACGGTTACGCCGCCGATTCTTAGTTCGTATTCGATGACGCACAACACGCAGTCCACTGGCGATTCCGGAGTAACCGCTCAAGGGTATATGCAAAACGTGTTTCTTCGTGAGCGTATAAAGATCATTGCCGGTTGGACGGCGCAGACACTTGCGGAAAGAGCGGTCTTGATGACTTTGATAAATGGCATTGAAAATAAGAGCGACATCACGATCGAGTTCCTGGACGACACTACCGGAACATACATTTCTGGTTCGTTTATGATAGGTGACGCACGCGAGAGCGTATTGATTGCAATGGCAAACGCAGATACGGTTGGCTGGGATGCAATCGAGATTCAATTCATTGAAAATTAATGGAGGTTGACGAGCATGTATACGACAAGCGCAGCATATAAGCAGCAGGTCAGAGAAACCGGACACGTTCGGAAGATTTCCGGCGAGATTCATTTTACCGACGCGTCCGTT